CCACCAGCATAGAAAAATAAAACTTGACATATAATCTTGAAATAGGTATAATTTGAACCATGGCAAAAGAATTAACTACAATATCCCCTGAAGGATTAGAAATAGCGAATAGTTACCTACAATTCGGAAATATCCGGGGCGTATGTGAGTATCTTCAGGTGCCTGAAACAGCTGTAGTCGAACAACTGAACAAACGGGAAGTTAAAAAGTACATTGACACAGTTTACCTCGATATGGGTTATCGAAATAAGAACAACATTGGTTCTTTGCTCGACGACATGATCGCATCTAAACTCGAAGAAGCCCAGGAATCTGGTGTATACTCTAGTAAAGACTTAGCTGATCTGTTACAAATGGCTCATAAAATGCGTATGGATGAAATTAAAGCCCAGTCCGAACTCTTAAAAGCGGAAAACGGCCAAATCAAGAACCAAACTAATGTCCAGATCAATGAGCAAGTGCCATTTGGTCAGGGCAACTATGGTAAGTTAATGGAAAAACTACTCAATGGATCAGAATAGACTTGAACTAGAGCTACGCACTCACGAAGTACAGTGTGAAGAACGCTGGAAGACTACATTTGTACGACTAGAGAATATAGAAGATACTCTTGGTCGTATGGAAGGACGATTCTACGCACTCGGCGGCACAATTATTTTGTTCCTAGCCGGTGTAATCGTAACTTTGTCGACGATGTAATGAGACTAGTTTTATTACTTTTAGTTTCGAGCTTTGCACTTGGAGATAATACGCAAGAAGGCTCGTTGAATACAAATGCTGAGAACTCGACAGTTGGAAGTAATAACAATAGTGAGTCTTCGACCACTAACTATAACGGAGCAGGTGCTTCGAGTGAGATCCCTGTGGGTTCGGCGATTACTCCTAGCTACATGAGCAACGGGGTCGAAACATGTCTTCAAGGTTCGGGAAGTTCAATCCAGACTGGAATGTTGGGTTTATCGAGTGGTGGTTTCAAGGAAGATCCAAACTGTAACCGTAGAAGAGATTCAAAAGTATTATCAGACCTTGGAATGAAGGTCGCAGCAGTAGCAAGAATGTGTGCTGATAACAAAGTATGGGAGTCGATGTTTATATCAGGCACCCCGTGTCCAATTTTAACAAGAGGAAACCTAATTGTAGGCAAAAGAGCTTACTTAATGATGAAAAGCAATCCGGAACTATATATTCCGAATTATGGCAAAGTAAAGAACGGTAAAAAACAAAGAAGGGTTTGCGACAAGAAGAAAACATATCTTAAATGTCCGATCAAATCTGAGCACGTTTCAAAGCCTCAATTTACTGCCAAGCAACTCTGGTACAATGCGTTACTAGGGATAGGAGAAGAGAACGTTGAACAAGAAGATTCTAGCGACGGCATGTCTATTAGCGAGCGTTTCCGCACCAGCGAATGAACTCGATAACTTAGTAAATACCTCAAGTCAGATTGCAGGTAAACTTGACTTAGGTATTCAATACGTAGGTGCAGCAACTACTATGACCGCTAACAACTCGGGAATTGCTCCCCTCGGCATGCACTATGATGCCTATATTTCATCAGAAGAAGTATCAGCCTATAATGCAGCCCTTGAAAACCTTGGAAGTTATGTAGCTTATACAGCCGCTGAATTTCTGAATGATCAGGGGCAAATAGAGCTTGGTCTAATGAATGATGCTATTGATGACTTCGCAGATGCCACAGTAGCTCTTATATCTGTAGTAGAGGTTGCTGACATGGCGGCTGAGGCACAGCAGACAAACGATATTCAGAAGCAAGAAGATCTTCAAGACTATGTATCAACTAATGAGCAGCTTCTTACAGTTTCACAAGACGACGTACAAGCATATAATGATAGCCTCGAAGATGTAGCAAGCCACGCATCTAACGCAGTAGCTTATCTTGCTGTAGCAGGAAACGAAGGTGCTACAGACTTCTTGCAGCAAGGTGCAGATAATGCAGGTGTACGTTTCACTGATGCAGCAGACAATCTTTCCTATGTAGCTTCATCAAGAGCAGTATTACTAGACTTTCAAGCGCAAAACCAAGGCTACGCAGTTTGGGTCGATGGCACTGATGCCTTTGGAATCGATCTTATGTTGACAAGAGCAGACGTTCTACTTGAAGGTGGAAACAGTGACTTTTACCTGAATGGACCTACGCAAAATGCGTGTTTCTTCTCAGGAGAAAAATGTGAGGCTGCAGTAAATCTGGGGCCACAGCCATGAATGTTGACGGTGTAAAATTTAGTGGAGCACAGATTGCCGTTGTACTTGCGTTTATTTCTACAATCGCAGGCGGCATATGGACAGCTTCTTCGGTATATGCCAGACTTGAAGCGGTAGAAGCTTACGAAATTCCAGACGTTGCTCCCCTACACGAACAAATTACTGTTATTGAGAAGGAACTCGAAGCGAATGACATTTCCCAACTCCAGGGAAAACTAGCTTCATTTGGTACTAACCTTGAAACAATCATGGAACAACAGACAAAACTCCTTGCCATTCAAGAACGTATGGTTGAAGTTGAGAAAGAGATGGAGTCCATGAAAGGTGTAGTACAAAGAGCAGAATTAAAGACTAAAGAGTTAGAAGGTATTGAAGGCGAGGTAAAAGTACTAAAGCGCGAGATACAAGAACTCTGGGAAGGTATGGACTATCTGTCCAACCCGTTAGGGAAATAAGATGCGATATAAAACTAAAGCAGCCGCTGTCAGAGCAGCAAAGCGGATTGGTTTAAGCGGTACTCATAGTCACGGTACTGGAAAAGGGAAGATTTACATGGCAGGTAAAACTCACGCAGCCTTTGAAAAAGCTATGAAGAAACCAAAGAAGAAACCAAGCAAGCCTAAAAGAGGTCAAAGAGCGAGCAAGAATCGCAAACGTAGGGGTTACTAATGGCCGTACGTAAAAGAAAGACCACTAAAAAGAAGGCACCTGCTAAACGCCGCACTGCTAAACCTCTTAGCGCAACCGTAAGATCTACACTTAGAGGGAAGGCAAAGAAAAGTAAAAGATATACTTATGGGCAACTAGCTAAAGTTTATCGTCGCGGACAAGGCGCTTATTTGTCGTCTGGTTCCCGTCCTGGAACATCAATGTCTCAATGGGCGTTTGGCAGAGTAAACTCGTTTATGAGAGGCGGCCACCCCCAAGACAATGATATTAAGAGGGCTCGTCGTGCCAAAAAGAAAAAGTAAACGTAAAGTACCAAAAGACAAGAAGTCAAGAGTACCGAAGAAGTATTTAAGCGGTACTAAAGGTACTAAAAGAACTCAACTTGCAAGCGTTATTAAACGCATTGCAAAACTCTATAGAGAAGGAAAAACCGTTCCTAAGTCTCTGCTAGCTCAAAGAGTGCGTCTAGGCAAAAAGAAAAAGAAATAAGTATTGGGTATATGTATTCTGATTATAACAGGTAGATAAAATATCAGCCGACCCTCCCCAGAATACGTACTAAGTCTGTTTCCTGCAACAATACAAGCCCATTGTTAGGTAGTACCCGCAGGAGGTGTCCATTGACACTGCTAAGCCTATAGAAGGCACAAGACACAGGAGACATCATGAAGCTTATTATTTTAATGTTTTCTTTTATCCTTGTAGGTTGTAATACTATGAATGCTGCTATTGATGGCGGACAACATGTATTAAACTCAACTATTCAAGCAACGGGTGAAGGAGTAGCAAATATAACAAGTGCTGTTGGTACTGATCTCACAGATACGATTACATATGGCACAGAAGGCCTAAGTAGCGGAATCCGTAAGGTTACTACTTTAGATAGCAAAGGTAAGGAGTAATTCAAATGCCAGCAAAGCGAAAAACAAAGAAAAAAGACTCTCGTCTAGCACGAGCAAAAGTAAAAGGATATAACAAACCTCGTCGCACGCCAGGACACGCAAAGAAGTCTCATATTGTTGTAGCTAAGGTTGGCAGTAAGGTTAAAACGATTCGTTTCGGCCAGCAAGGAGCTCGTACGGCAGGGAAGCCCAAGGCTGGAGAATCAGAAGCAATGAAAGCAAAGCGTAGATCGTTTAAAGCACGTCACGCTAAGAATATTGCTAGAGGCAAAATGTCAGCAGCATATTGGGCGGATAAAGTAAAATGGTAAACATTAAATATCTAATTGATATAAACGGTACGTCAGAGAGGAATTACTTACTGCATCCAGTACATAAGTTCGGATACAACCCAGCTTTAGCAGCGAACGGTTATGAGACTATTTGGAATGCCGGAGGCTTATATCCTTGGGCTTCTTGGACAGGTGCTGCAAAAGCTATCTTCGCAAAGAGCGCAGAAGCCTCCGATACAGGCGAGCTAACCGTAGAAGGGTTAGACGGGAACTATAATAAAGTAACTGAAACTAAGACTATGACAGGTCAGACTGCTGTACAACTTTCTAATACTTACAAAAGAATAACAAGAGCCTCTTATACAGGCAGTGCAAATGACGGGGTTATAACTCTTCATATTGGTTCCGGCACAGGCACTACAGTTGCTAGTATAGAGACCAACCTAGGCCAGACTCAGCTAGGGGTTTATACTATACCTGCGGGGTTTACTGGGTATCTTATAAACTATACTGGTTCTGTTGGTAAAAATGACGATGCAACTTTACGTATGTTTACTGCCGACGGAGGAGTAGAGACTGAAGACTTTCAGGTTCTTAGTGAGATTAAGTTATACGAAAGCACCTTTAGACAGGATCTAGCCTTTGGCGCATGTTTAAAAGAAAAAACCGATATAGACTTTAGAGCGATTACTACTTCAGCGGGGTCAGAACTAATATTAAACTTTGAGCTTATGTTAGTAGATGAATCAAGGGAGTATATACCAAATTGAGTACTGAATTTCATCCAGCAGACACAAATGGAGACGGCAAGGTATCTAGCGCAGAGGAAGCTATGTACCTTGAAGCTCGCCGCAAAGAGTTAGAAGACGCGGATGCCATGCGAGATGCCCAGAGAAACATGGCCTGGTTTGCACTCGGCGGTATGTTGCTCTACCCCTTCTCCGTAGTACTAGCGTCCCTAGCAGGGTTAGACACAGCATCAGATACACTTGGGGATATGGCCCCTACATACTTCGTTTCCGTAGCAGCAATTGTAGCAGCATTCTACGCCAAAGAAGCAGTCGGTAAAAAACAACAATAGGAATATCAAAATGGCAGTTGAAGTAAGTCGAAGAGACATAGTCTCCGACGAAATAGTTGAATTACAATCTGAGGCAAGGTTTCTCAAACTTCCAGTAAATCCATATTTGGAGCTACTGAATATCACACCGTTACCTTCGCAGATGGCAATCATCAATGCGATTAACAACCCTAAATATCGTTTTGTCTCTGCAGCCGTATCTCGGAGGCAGGGCAAAACATATATAGCCAACATTATTGGACAGCTCGTGTCTTTAGTGCCTGGCTCAAATATCTTAATTATGTCTCCTAACTACTCCTTGTCTCAGATTTCTTTTGATCTACAAAGGAACTTAATTAAGCACTTTGATCTCGAAGTTACAAAAGATAATGCAAAAGACAAAGTTATCGAAATCTCTAACGGCTCTACTGTTAGAATGGGTTCGGTAAATCAGGTTGACTCTTGTGTAGGTCGCTCTTACGACTTAATTATCTTTGACGAAGCCGCACTTGCAGATGGAAAAGATGCCTTCAACGTAGCACTTCGTCCCACTCTCGATAAAGAAAACTCAAAAGCAATTTTTATCTCTACCCCTCGTGGTAGAAATAACTGGTTTTCTGAGTTCTTCAACAGAGGCTACTCTGACGAGTTTCCGGAATGGTGTAGTATCCGTGCAACTTATCGAGATAACCCTAGAATGGCTCAAAGCGATATCGACGAGGCACGAAAGTCGATGTCTGAAGCAGAGTTTAGACAAGAATATGAGGCTGACTTTAATACTTATGAAGGTCAGGTATGGAAATTTAATTTCGAGACACAAGTACGAGACTTTTCTCAGTTTGAACCGGAGAAAATGGATGTGTTTGCAGGACTCGACGTGGGTTATAAGGACCCAACCGCAATGTGTGTAATAGCTTATGACTGGGACAAAGAAGAATTTTACTTACTCGATGAGTATTTTAATGCTGAGAGAACAACTGAACAACATGCTACCGAGATCCAGAAACTCATTGATCGCTGGGATATTGACTACATTTATATTGATTCAGCTGCTCAACAAACACGGTTCGATTTCGCGCAAAACTATGGAATTTCCACTATTAACGCAAAGAAGTCGGTACTCGATGGTATTGGGCACGTATCAGGGATTGTAGATAATGACAAGCTCTTCGTAGAACAAACAGCACTAGAATCTTTAAAATGCCTAGATGCCTATCAGTGGGATCCAAATCCTAACCTAGTGCGTGAAAAGCCTAAACATAATATGGCCTCTCACATGGCAGACGCACTTCGCTACGCACTGTATTCGTTTATTACTGCAAATGTGTCCTTCTAACGATGACCTGCGGAAAAATAGTTATTGACAAGTTACCTTAAACTCGATATAATTCTTCTAATGAAAAATGAAGAACCGGAAAGAAAATGCCTAAACTAAAACGTGACGCAGTAAAGTATGTACGAGACAAGGCAAAGTCCAAATACGAGAAAGGAACAGAATGTCGTATTTGTGGCGAAACAGAGCAACTTGATTTCCACCATTTTTATAGTTTAACGCCACTACTAAACCAGTGGCTTACAAAGAACAAACTGAACCCTGACTATATACAAGCACTCAGGGACGACTTCATTGAAGAGCATAGTGCCGAGCTATATGAACATACCGTGACTCTATGTCATCACCATCATTTAGCCCTACATAAAATTTACGGAAAAGACCCTGCGCTTGGGACTGCAAAGAAACAAATGCGTTGGGTAGAGATTCAAAGAGAAAAACATGGCCTGGTATAATCCTTTTGAAAAGACAGCACCTACAGAGACAGTTGAGAAGCTGAACCCTGGGCAGCAGTATATTGGCAACAATGTTGAATCTTCTCGTGAATATACTACTAATTATCAGCATTTTTATGAAAACCTAGAGATAGTAAATAGAGCAGTAAACCTCATCGTAGATGATACTGCTGGTATTCATACCACAGTCAAGCCTATTGCTCGACCAGGTATTGTTAAAGGCGTGAAGAGATCTAAAGTTGAGTTATTGCTCACCAAAGAACCAAACCCCTTCCAAGACATCAATACTTTTAGACGTAATCTTATTACTGATTATATGCTTGATGGCAACATCTTCGTATATTTTGACGGCGCTCATTTGTACCATCTACCTGCCGATAAAGTAATAATCCATGGAGATGCAAAAACTTATATTGAGAAGTACTCCTATAACGACATAGATTATAACACTGATGAAGTTATACATATTAAAGATAACTCTTTCTATGATGTTTATCGTGGTGTATCTCGCCTAAAACCTGCTCTTCGTACAATGCAACTCATTACTAGAATGCGAGACTTCCAAGACAACTTCTTTAAAAATGGAGCTGTTCCAGGGTTGGTACTTAAATCACCTAATACCTTGTCAGACAAAATTAAAGAGCGTATGATGGTATCTTGGCAGAATCGTTATAGACCAGATTCCGGAGGTAGACGCCCTCTCATACTTGACGGTGGGCTAGAGTTAGATAAGATTTCAAATGTAAACTTTAAAGACTTAGACTTCCAAGCCTCTATTGCAGATAATGAGAAGATTATTTTAAAAGCAATGGGAGTACCTCCTATTCTTTTAGACTCAGGTAACAATGCAAATATTCGTCCGAATATGCGTCTATACTACCTTGAGACCGTACTACCTATCGTTGCGAAACTAAACTCGGGTTTTTCTCGTTACTTTGGTTTTGATATTGTAGAAGATGTAACAGACGTACCTGCCTTACAGCCAGAGCTACGAGACAGTGCAGCGTATTATACCTCACTAGTAAATGGCGGTATTATTAGCCCGAACGAAGCTCGTGAAGCCTTAGGGTATGAGGCTAGAGAAGAGGCAGAAGATATAAGAGTTCCTGCAAACATTGCGGGGTCAGCAGCAAACCCAGACGAGGGCGGAAGACCGCCCCAGGAAGAGGAAGATGTATAATAAGCACCTGCTAAAGAAGTTAGCAGCATACTTCGCAGAACATGGCTTACCAGAGTCTTATCAGAAGTTTAAAAAAGATGGTAGAAAGCCTGTAACAGATAAAGTAATGGTAGACACCATAGGTGGATACCCTAAAATGTTAGAACTGTTCGAGAAGCACCACCCAGAATACTGGGAACTAGCTCAACCTATTAAAGATGAGCCAGAGCCCGTAAAACAAGACCCTTTAGCAGCACTCAGGGCAAGTACTGTAGAGAAATAATATGAATAAGATTTTTAATCTAACATCTACTTTCAAAGCCGCAGAATCAGACGATGGATCAGTAATGATCCGTGGTATGGCTAGTACAGCAGATTTTGATCGCGCAGGCGATACAATCTCAGCTGAGGCTTGGACTAAAGGTGGATTACAAAACTTTGAGAAGAATCCAATTATTCTGTTCAATCATGACTATGACAGACCAATTGGTCGAGCCACAGGTATGAAAGCAGGACCAAATGGTTTAGAACTCGAATGTAAGATCAGCAAAAATGCCCCTGGCAATGTTGCTGAACTCGTTAAAGACGGTGTCCTTGGAGCCTTTTCCGTCGGTTTCAAAGTCAAGGACGCGGATTACCTAAAGGAAACTGATGGACTAATGATTAAGGACGCTGAGTTGTTTGAGGTATCGGTTGTTTCCGTACCTTGTAACCAGGCAGCTACTTTTTCGCTCGCGAAGTCTTTTGACTCATCAGATGAGTACGAAGAATTCAAAAAAACTTTCACTAATCGTGTAGATCTAGCCGGTCAGTCTCTGGCTAAGGACGAAGATACTTCTTCAAATATAGCTAGTGACCACACACCGAAAAGCGCGGAACTTATTTCCGCAGATCAGGAGATCAAAATGGACAATCAAAACATCGACTTGGAAGCTTTTGCAAAGAAGGTAGCTGAAGACACAGCTGCTAAGATTGCTATGAAGCAAGCCGAGCAAAAAGCAGCTGACGAAGCAGTAGCTAAAGCAGCTCAAGAAGCAGAAGCAGCTAAAGCTGTTGAAGCACAATCAATCAAAAGCTCAATTCAGACCGGCATCGAAACAGGCGTAGAAGCCCTTCAAGCCGACCTCGAAAAAGAGTTCTCAGCTAAAGACGCTGACCACCAGGCTATCGTTGAGAAGTATAAAACTGAACTTGACGAGAAAGCTGCTGAGTTGGAATCTATGCGTAAAAGCAAGCGTGACTTCTCTGGCCGTGGTGCCTCTGAAGCAACAGGTTCTGAAATCCTGGGCGCTCACATTCTTGGTAAGATTACTGGCAAAGGTTTCGATACCGACTACGGTAGATCTATCGTAGAAAAAGCTGGTGCAGCTGTAACTGCTACTGGTAACGTAACTATCTCTCTAGATACTACTGTTGCTACTCAGTTCGAAGAAGAAGTTAAGCTAGAGCAAAAAGTTGCTGGCCTTTTCCGTGAAATCGCTGTAAGCGGTGGTGCTACTGTTTTACCAATCAACCCAGATGCTGAAGCAGCTACTTTCGCTACTGCCGCTGCTGCTGGTAACCTGGAAGACAACACTAACGGTTCTGCTGCTACTAACAATGCGTACGCAGTTGGTCAGGTAATCTTGAAGCCTCATCGTCTGATTTCTAGCACTAACCTGCTGAATGATACTGACGAGAAGACTCTTGTATCTCTGCTTCCTATGCTTCAGTCTGCTATGGCTCGCGCTCATGCACGTGCTAAAGACAAGATGTGTATGTTTGGTGACAATGGTGCATCTATCAGCGGTTTCGTTGGTGTTAATGGCACTGACCAAGGCATTGGCCTGTCTCAAGACGTATCTGCTCTTGGCGGTCTTGCGGTAACTGACTTCTCTCACAACAACCCAGCTGAGATCCTGACTTCTTTGGAAGTTGTTAAGGCGCGCTCACAGATGGGTAAGTATGGTATTAACTCTTCTGACCTGGCACTGGTTGTTAGCCCACAAGGTTACATGGAACTGATGCAAGACGCAGCTTTTGCTGATATTTCTCAGGTAGGCGAGCTGAACACTAAGACTTCTGGTACTGTTGGTTCTATCTACGGTATTCAGGTTGTTGTTTCTGACCTACTTACTCGTGGCGATAACGATACTGTATTCCAGTTGGTTAACACTCGCAACTACGTTATTCCTCGTCTGCGCGGCGTTAGCATTGAGTCTGATTACTCAGTAACTAACCAGCGTACCGATCTTGTTGCTAGCCAGTCAATTGGCTTCTCTGAGCTGGTTGCGGGTTACACTGCAAACTTCCCAGCAGTACACACTATCTACGACGCAGAGTAATAGTAATACTAATAACTTTGGGGTGGTTCGCCACCTCATTGTTTTATTTTACAAAGTAGAAAAACGAAGGAGAGTTCGCTCTCCTAAGTTTTTACTAATGGACTTATAAATAATGGCAAATTTAATTACTTTAGACGATTATAAAACAGCGAAAAAGATTACCGGCTTCGGTGATGATGTTCGTCTTGAGGAATTAGTCACTTCAGTGAGTCAATTAGTAAAAACTTATTGTAATAGTACTATTATAGACTTTTACAGTAGTAATAAGGTCGAGTCTTTTAATATTGATTATGGTGTACACCTAATTAGTATTGAAGAGTCTCCTCTTAATGCTGTTGTATCCGTTCAGGAAAGAGATTCTATCTCTGCAGACTATAAGACTCTTTCAAATAATTCAGACTATTATGTTGACTTCGAGACAGATACTATATATCGCAGTAACGGTTCTAACGGCTATAAAGACTTCCCAAGAGGTCCAGGGGCTGTTAAAGTTACTTACACCGGAGGTTATGCAACCTGTCCGGCAGATCTCAAGTTAGCAGTAGTTGATCTAATTTCCTACTACCATAAAGACGAACATAAACAGCGTCAGACTTTGTCAGGCGCAAGCATCCAGAACCAAGGTACTTCTGGGCAGTCTGGTAATGTAGGCTTCCCCGACCATATCAAACGTATACTGGATCTTTATAAGAACTT